TTTAACACTTAAACTATTAAGGTCTATTGGAGCTGTATTCACTGCTTCATTAAGAAAGTTCTTAAGTCGCTTATTCATCAAATCTACTTTCTTAGAAAGTTTAATTTGATTTTGAGCAATTACTTTCATTAACTCTAACAGTGTCTTGGATACTGAATTCAATTAGAATCAGTCCTTTCTTTACTCAACCTTCTTTTTTTTAGGAGGTCTTCCTCTTTTTCTTTTCACTGGAGCAGGAGGAGTAACTTCTTCTTTCTTAGGCTGCTCAATAGGTTTTTCCTCAACAGGCTTCTCAACCTTGGCCTTTGCAGCCTTTTCTCTTTCAAAATCAGCTTTAGTCTTAATTGGAAACTTATAAATATGCCCTTTATCATTAGTACCAATTAAAACTTCATCATTGCTAAGGGCTGTTTCAGAAAGTCCCATTCTTCTACAAATTTCAAGCGCCTCAGCTCGTGTATATTTTTTCAAATCTGCCAATTAAATCAATTCCTTTCTTTCTTAAAATATATTACAGACTCCAGCTTTGCATAATATTAGCAAACCAGATATCTCCATCAGGTGTAAATAAATCAACAACATCTACTTTATCATTTCCAGAAGTATATGTGGGTGGATTATTTTCATCAATCCAAACAACATTACTTGGCCACGTAATTCCAGCTGAAGGATTTTTAACAATAATCTTAATGTGTCTTGCTTTTGACCCTCTATACAAATTAGAATCTTCTGAAGGATCAAAATCTACATCTTTTAATTGAATTGATACAGCACCAGATAAAGTAAGATACGCCATATCATAATTATTTGTGTTAATCTGAATTGGACCACTTGCATTATTATCTGTTAAACATCTTCTAAATCCAGTAGTTCTATCAATATCTACTTGATTTGTAAGTTTATGCTGTGTATCATCCGCTAAATCTTTTAATTCGTGAGAATGTATATCATATACTGATTTATTTACTTTTCTCGCAAGTTCTTGACTAATCTTTGTTTTAATTTGCTGGTCATATGATTCTAAATTTTCGAAAGTAATTATTTTATCACTCATAAAAACATCTACTCCTTTTTAACTAAATTGTTATGATTTGATCATCAACCTCCAGTTCAGTTGGTTTTATAACAACTTTTTCATTGTTTCGAACTACTACTAAACTATGATCTTCTGTTACAGTAACTACTTTCCCAGATTCTGTTGTGATCTTATAGAGTTTCTTTTTAGTTTTATGTTTCATAATGTATTTTGGATTGTAAAACCTATCATCACTACCTAATGCTGTCATAGGTGGCATAGCAATATATTCCTTATCATAATACTTAAAATAATTACCAGGAAATTCTTTATACAAGGTATTCCAAATCTCTTCGATTGGTACATCGCCCTTACCAGTTTTAATTAAAGTATCTCCTACTACCGAATCACCATATACAACATTCTTTAAAGCCGTTTCTGATTTAGTCTTCCAATCATATGGAATATCTACATGGTCAAATTTATTAGATTTATTTTTAATCATTTGATTAATACATTCATTAGCTACTACAGCAGCTATTTTAGCAATTTCTCTGCCAGTTGAAGTAATGCTTCTTGCAACTTCATAATCATATAATCTAAATCTAATATTTGATTGACCACCATAAAGTGAGTTTGTAATAATCTTAACGGTTTTCTGCATACCATCATATCTATCTACTAACATTTGATCTTTACCAATATTTTCTTTCATCAAATCTTTATATTCTTTTCTACGTTTGATAAGCATATCAACAATATCATAAAGTACTGACTGCTTATCTTCATGTTTTCTAAAAATAGTTCCAATTTGAGTGATAATATAGCCATGTTTTAACATTTCTGAATGAAATTTCTTAGTATTAATTGGGTATGTTGTATCTATACCTTTCATTCTAAATACTATCTTAATCATCTTATCAGAATTAACAAATTCTTCTTTATTAAAGATATACTCCTGTGCATCATCAATAGAAATTTTTCCGATATAAGTATCGGCAGAAATGTTATATCTTGCCATGATATACGGATATAGAGATGTAAGGTCCAGATCACCCAACCAATCATGAACACCACTTAAAGGTTCTCTAACATATGCTCCTTCAAATTTTCTTTTTTCAAGACCAGTCTTAACTATTCTTGCAATCTTACCATGATCCATAAGATATTCGTACAATATTCCATCGCAGATATGAAGAGTAGTATAAATACTATCCCAAGAGATATTTGCTAACTGAACAATATTAAAGTTTAAATCAATATATTTCAACTTTTCATCCAATTTCCTAACAAGATGAACGTCGTTAATATTGTAAGCAATAAACCGTTCAGGTTCTTCTCTGAAAATCTTATCCATACCATCTTCAGTATCTAATTTACTAATTCCAAGTTCAATTTTTGAAATAGTGTTAAGTTTATAATTTTCTTTTTTACCAAGAGTTCTTTCTTTATAACATCTTTGATAATCAAGTGCTACAGAATATCCGATATGCGGAATACAATAAGTAACTTCCTCTTCATGCTTATTCATCGTAGTTTTATACTCAATTTCCATAACTTTATTATGCGCCAGCTTAGGATTTTTGATACCTAAAAATTCTGATCTATATTTTATATATGGTAAATCAAACTCATCACTATTCCAGCCAGATACCAAATCAGGATCAAAATCTTTTAGCAATGTAAAAAACTTAAGGAACATATCAATTTCTTTATCAAAAATTTCTACATCAAAATTACACTCATCTTTATAGTCAAGATACTCCTTAATTTGTTCCAAATTTATTTGACTTCTATTTAAATTATAAACTAAAGTGTAATATTTGTCAGTATAATTATCGTATAGTGTAATCAAGTTTACTGGAATGATTCTTGCAGAAGTTTTAACATCATCAAAGTTAACAGTTCCATATCCTTCTTGATACAACT